TTCTCGGTAGCAGCAAAAGCTGAGACCTTAAGGCTATTGATTTCCCTTATGTGAACGTCAAAAATCGGGTTCAATAAAACCATCAGTATCTAAGGCATTATCACTTGACTCCAACATTCTGCCAGTTTTTTCGTAATACTTCACACTCCCTGCCAAACCTAACCAACCTGTGAAGCGGTTCTTCAAGACCCTAAGTTGACACATACTATTATCAGACGCTTGTTGATCGCGTTCCAATCCAATACAAATGTCTGCTAGTTGACTTATGCTCGCCGAGCCTCTAAGTCCTGCAAGGCTAGTCTGCTGACCATCCTCATATCCTTTATTACCTTGAGGTCTCCTAAGGTGGCTAACTAGTATCATCCCACAGCCGGTCTCTTCAACAAGAGACCTCAGTTTTGTCATCGTATAATCTATAGCTCTACGTTCGTCTTGGGCTTGCTCCATACCGCTGACCAAGATCGATAAATGATCGAGTACAACAAAGTCACAGCCCAAACTGACAACACTGTACCTGATCCTATTAAGAAGTACATCAGGGTCAAGGGAGCCAAAATGATCGTAGAGGAATAGATTCCCCTGTCCCAAGGTTGCTTGGAAGGCTTCATCGATTTGTTCATCAGTAAATTCCCCTTTGTCAATGTGTAGTGGATGGTTGAGGTGGATACCTACTAGTGCTCTAGCAGTTCTAATGTTGCTCTCTTCAAGGTTAATGGTGACAACCTTGTAGCCCTGATTAAAGACAAGATTATATACAACCTCCCTGACCAAGGTGCTTTTACCTTGGCCTGTACCTGCGGTGACACATACCAATTCTCTCTTCCTTAATCCTCTAAGGTGAGTATCTAAGAATGAGTAGCCCCAACTAGCACTGTCTACTTGAGGATCTTTCTTGACTTCTTCTCTTAACTTGCTGGCACAGACAATACCATCAGGCTCATACTCTTTAGCATTCCACACCATATTGGTGATGGCCTTGAAGTCTCCAGCTTGAAGTGCTTCATTAGCATCTTTATATCCTTCTATTACACCAATCTTCCCTACTCGTGGTGGTAACAGTTGGATATCTCTTTGGACTGCCTTCTGTCCATGAGGGTCACTGTCGTAGCAGAGAATAATAGTTTCAAACTTCAGCTCACCTAGCTGTGCCTTTAAAGTCTTTCCTCCTGACTCACAGCCATTAGGCAAACTCATTGCAGGCCAGCCTGGTCTAACTTGCATATAACTAAGAGCATCCATCTCACCTTCAAAAATCACAAGGAGTTTATTGTTACCACCCCACATATGTTGAAAGATGAAGGTGCTGTCAGGGTTACTCCCATGCATTAAGAACTGCTTGTTCTTCTTTCTAATCTTGTAACCAGTAAGAACTCTGTTGTTGTCATATATAGGACAGAGGTAAGCCATCTCACCCCCGAACATAGCTTTGAAGTAGCTAGCTTTCTGACAAGTCTCAGCTTTAACACCTCTTATATCTACATATTCTCCAGAAATAGTTTCAATTTCTTTTGTAGTTGTTGTAGTCATAGGTAAATGAAAGGTGGAATCAGAATAGGTATGGTAGTCACATCCATCAGTGAAACAATGGGAGTGACCATCCTCATAAATAGCTAGGTTATCTCTTGATCCACACTTAGGGCATGGCCCTTTAATAGATTGCATTTAAAAAACCTCCAGGTGGGGATCTCCCTGGAGGTCTTTTAGGTCCTTTCACTTACCACTTGAACTATAACAGAGTCCAACGCTGTGGCAAGTGAGGGCCGCGACACCAGGGAATATTGTGTTTGTCACACCACATTGCGTAAGACATTTTGGCTGTTTTACTCAATCTTTGGTGTGGGTTTTGGAAACACATTCTGATGTCTACATCAGGGTGTTGTTCCTTGAAGACCCTCATTAGTCTTCTATCTTCTGAATCAAAGTAGCCTTTAACCTCAATCACTTTGCCATTTGCCAAGACGAAATCTGGGGTATAGCTTCTAGGAATAACTAAGTCGTACTTGTGTTTCTCGTACTCATAAGTCACTCCTAACTGTGTGAGATCTTTAGCTACTTCTGATTCAAAGCCCGACCTATATCCATCTCTTGTACGTTTGCCGTACTTATGAAAGCGTCGGGCCATTTACTTAGAAATCTTCTTCGTCTGATACGTTATCAGATTTCTTAGTAGTTTTCTTCTTGACACTTGGCTTTGATTGCTTAAAGCCGTCGTGCTTTTGGAACATAGAGGAAACATCAGTAACCTCACCACTGTCTTCAGCGTCGTCAGTTACCGCTTTAATAACCTGGATACCGATAGGACGTATCCTCATCCCACCTTTAGGACTCTTCGGAGAGTAAGGCTTTAAAGCACCTTCAACTATCACTTGTGTTCCAGAACGTAAATTCAACCCCTCATCTAAAGGAGAGAGGTCTCCATCTACACAAGGGAAAGGGAACTCTTTATATTTAGGCTTAGCAGTACAACGAACAGTAATAGAACCATCATCGTTTTCGATCCAAGGCTCGTTGTAGGTAGACCTTCCACCGCCGTTATCTCTGTACCACGAGACACAGTTATCGAAGTTATTCCTGAGGAGATCACGTAGCTCATCTGAGTCATTCTCTACCCTCACCTTTAAACGAAAATCAGATGGTTCCCCTTTGTAAGTAGGGTTTTCAGAGAATGAAGGTACAAAGCCTTCTAACTCACCACAGATTTTAATTTGATTCCTAGCCATTAGTTTTGGTTGGAAAGAACAATTGAAACGTAACCACTAAAGCACACTCTCGGATACCTCTAATGTGACACTTATACTAGTGACCACACTTTAAGTTGTTTAAATGTATTAAAATTAAAACTTTAGTAGTATTACTTAAATGAACTCCAAGACTCTTAAGAATGTTAATAATATAAAGGAGTCTGAGGAGCAAAAGAAAAAGGAAAGTCAGAAGCAGGAGACTTTAGTGCATACCGAACGGTGGCGGTCAAAGGTCTGGGGTTAGACTACGGAAGTTATCTTTTTTAAGATTTATGAAAACTGCAATCGCTCTAGCTGCCCTGCTAGGTGTAGGTACAGCTCCTGCCCTTGCTGGTGATTTCTATACAAACGTTGAATACAATGGCTCAAGCACAGGCTCTGATTTTACAGGTTCCACAACAGACATCCACTTGGGATATGAGGGAGATCTTGGAAAAGATAACCTCGGCTACTACATCCAAGGAGGACCAGCAGTTGTTAATTCTGACGACACTACTGGCAACGATACTCAGTTCAGTGGTAAAACAGGTATTAGTGTAGCTGCTACTGAGAAGCTTGATATTTATGGTGAGCTTTCAATAGCTACTGTTGATGACTCAGATAATACTTGGGGCTCCAAGCTAGGAGCTAAGTATAAATTCTAATGAACGATACTCAAGTTATCCCTATTGAACCTCGTACTCAAGAAACAATGAACGACTCAGCAGAACTACAGAATGGAAGATGGGCAATGATCGGTATCGTTGCTGCTATTGGTGCTTATGCCACTACTGGTCAGATCATTCCAGGTGTTTTCTAAAGACAATTAACAAAGTGGTAGACTGTTAGTAACAACGACTACAGATCTGCTAGTCTCCTGTGTACGTTCATCCCAGAGCCAGCTCGAAGCAATCTTGCCATCGATAACTGGCTCGCTTAAAGGACGCATTTCAACCGAGATCATGGAACGGGGATTTCGGTAGTTCAAGGAGGCTCATCTAATGACTCGACTCGTCTACCGTGGTGTTGTTTACTACAAGTAAGCAAGTAAAACCATTACCTACTGCACTGGCTCCCTTAATCGGGAGCCTTTGTGGTTTTAAGGGTCGTTAGGCTCTTGGTCTGCGTATAGTGAAACGTGCTCACCTTGAGGATTAACGAAATAACATCTGCTATCTCTTATCTTTCTATAGTCCTCTTCTAACAGTTCTATAAATGCACCTACCAAAGCCTGTGCCGTTCCTGCCTCTAATACTGATTTGTGCAGGTCTGTCTGTGCTTCCGCTACTGAGGAGATCCTTTCAGCCTCATCAAACTCCCAATAATACTCGTGATCTGTATCACTTTCTGCATCCAAGAACTCGATAGCGTTAGTTGCTCTTTGCTCTAGAACACGCATACGAGCCATGAGTAGTGGAATATACTCACGTGCCACTTGCTTTAGTGGCCCATAGAACTTATCTTTTGCTGTTGCTTGCGCCATACTTGTCATATACGCTTCTTATACCAATCTTAATCCTAAATAGTCTGGCTCTGGGCCAAATACTATCACGTTTTCCACCCCAGTACATTTGTACTATAAGTATTTATACTCAAGTACATTTGTACTATAGTACATCCGTACTGCCCTGCTATTGATTCTCATTCTCAATAACTATGATTAGTACAATCGCACTACTATTAATAATAATTCTTTCTATTTATTGCGATTTGCAAGGGCTTAAGTATTATTGCCTAGCTAAAACTAGGAATACATAAAGAGCAATGATAAGAACATAAAAGAATAATTCCTTCAATGCTCTTTGAACACTACAACCGGCCTGACTTTGCTTGTTGTGTGACACATCCCACAATTGGCACAGTCTCGACCCTCCATGTATTGCTCCGGACATGGGAAGTATTGAGTTGTTCCATATTGTGGGAGTTTTTGCAGCTCATTAATAGAGGTAACAGCTGCATCAAACAATTCAGAATCAACAACCGCGCAATTGTAGCCCGCTTGTTGATACCTGGCGGCCTCTAGCCGATCCTCAAAAGAAAGATTGATTACTAAGTGATCATTGTTAATCTCTCTAATTGCAGAAAGATTTAATCTCTTAGTGCTTTCTTTATTGTGGTGGTGTGTATAGGTCCACGCTTTGAGCTGACGATTTTTGCAAACGTGTTGCAGCATTCGCAGCTTACCAACATCAAGGGCCCCGTCTTGGTGTGGCAGGTCGCCACTGACTGAGACTCTTAACTTTTGCTTATCTTTAAGACCATTAATCTTATTGATAAGGTTGAACCAATCACCACCACGTGAACCCTCGTCTACTTTCTTGGCGTGCATCCTTTGAAAGGCCCGCTTCCCGTAGCATTTAGAGGCCATTGGGCAATCATTAGGGCAGGTATCCCATGAGTGAGTAGTGGCGGCTACTCCTTTGCCTAGCTTTTTGTTAGAGCTTGAGACTGTTAAATGGTAATTCATAAACGTTTAAGAGTGTCAGAGTTTCGACGGTCTTTCCAATCCCTTATAAAGGATTGTATTTGTGAGTTTGTTTGCTCAGCTGACCAGTCTTTTTCTTTAGCTAGTACATAAATCATTTCTATGCCTGCTATTAGATCAGAACTCTTATTCATATCATTACCAGGAAAGGCTTAGTAGGCTTTTCCTCAAGCTCACCGGCTGCGAACTGTTCAAGGGCTACTTCATAGTGGTGCCACTCAGTCAGCTCTCGGTAGTAGTTGTCCTCTATTGCCTTGAAGTGTTGATCTTCAGGGCTGGAGTTGTACTTAGTCATTTGTTTGATTAAGTGAAAGAATAAGGAGTTTTTAAGCCCCTCAGTAAAGGCCCTAAATACTATCATCTAGGGCCCTTAGAGAGAGGATTACTTGACTAGTCTTTGAAGAAAGACTTAGAACTATTTGCAAAAGCATAAGCACGGTCAAAGACTGGAAGAAGGACTTTTGCAGTTGCTTCAAGAGCTTTACCGCAGTCCTTGAGAGCTAAAGGAAACTCTCTATTGTGTTCTTTGACTCCATGCCTTATATGGCTTGTAACCTGACTAAAGGTAATGAACTGTTCAGTTGTAGAGTCGAGTCTGTTTAATAGTTCGGCTCTAACTTCTTCTAGCAGTTCTACCTTTTCAGTTAGTTCTTGAATGGTTGATGAGTGTTCTAAGTTCTTCTCTAGTTCTACTTTCATTTTGCCGGCTAGCTTGTTATTGCTAGTGACCATTTGATCGTAGGCTTTTGAAGTGCTGTTAAACTTCTCTTTAAGCTCATCAAGTAGAACGTCAGCTCTAGCTAGATTTGCTTGAGATTCGCACCAATCATCGAAGAACTGCTTTCTAGTTCTTTTGTCTGATTCAAATGAATGAAAAGCAAGTGAATTAGTCATTAATAGAGTTAATGAAAGGACAGGTCCGAAGACCTAACCAATTATTGCAAAAAATGGATATAAAACTAGTTATGTCAATGGATATAACAGCCAATCAGTTGACAAACTGTCCACTGGTATTAATACCTAGCGCCCTAGTTAGTTGTGGGCCTGTGTGCATCCGTGAAAAAAAAATAAAAATATGGAATACCCATAGGCGGCAACGATAGGCCCCTTAATTTCTCCAGGACCTGGCCAATCTACCCATGAAAGTACGTTTGTACTACCAGAACCGGCATATATGTATTAGTCGGCATATACCCTAAGGGGTAAACCGCTGCCGGACCCGCGCGACATGGACTCAAAAATTCGAAATAAAAATAATTTAGGCTCTACTCTGCTTATTTTTGGACCTGTTATAGCTTTTAGAAGCTATTGAGAGGTTACTGAGGGAATTATTATTAGGATTACCGTCTTTATGGTGTACATCTCTACCTTTTACGTTATAACCATTCTTCTTAGCCTTTCTTCTAGCCTTATTCCTACTACTTCTATTAGCTATTTGAGAAGGTTTACCCTGGTAGTTATCGTATTCTTTGCGGTAATCTCTAGCCATTGTACTCTTAAGACTTATATAAGTACATTTTAATACTACTTCTAAAAACTTTATCTCTAATTAATTTAAAGAACTTATAAGTGTGGTCATTCTCTGGTACAGCGTCGGAGAGTCCCACCATCTCCGCAGAAGGCCCTAGAAGGCCTCATATTTGATCCAACCAATTACTTCCACCTGAAGACGCACTAGCAGCCTTCTGAAGGTCTTCTAGGGTCTTTGCGTAGCCAAGTACACCCACGTTTAGACCCCCTTCTCCTTGGATGAATTGTCTTTCGAGTTCCCATTGCTGTGCTTCCCTACTTTTTATTGCTTTTTGTTCAGTGAGGGCCATGTTTTCAGTAAAATACTGAACAGCCATAGCAAGAGCATCAAGCCTATCGTCGTGCCTTATCGAGTTTCTCTCTTTGGAAATGCGGGTCATTTGCCAAAAGAGTTGATACTGCGATCTGGTTTCTCCTGGGTAGCATTCAGTGGAGGAAATATCTTTAGCGA